GTTGTTCTTTCAAGATTACTTGCGAGTGCTTTACCGGTGACTCTTGCAATGGCCATTAATTACTATCCTTAAACTTTGCAGTATTTATCGCAGTTGTTAAGGCGTGTTGCCAACACCGTGTATTACATTAATAGGTTCAGCGGCCAATGGTGCAGAACTAAAGGTAATGTCGTTGCCACTGCCTGTAATAGTATAAATCCCAGTTGGTTGTTGATAGATGTTTGAAACAAAAACAATCACTTGATCGGCTGCACTTGCGGCAGTGCTTAGTGTAAATGTAAGTGTTGAATTGTCGCCAGTGAAACTGTCTACTGTGATGTTTGCTTCGCCTGAGTTTGCTATTGCAGTATATTGTGAACCATTAAAAAATTCTAAGTTATTATTGCTGGTGTTATATCTAAAAACGCCAAATACTGGATTTGTAGGACGTTCAGCAGTAGTACCGCCAGGAACAACAACTCCAGCTTCTCCACTTTGGATTATCCTATTTTTTAGAAATGTGCCTGCCATACTAGATAGCCGTAAATGATACTACTGAATTTATTCCTGTAGCGGCACTTGCAGTTACTTGAACAGTATCTCCGTTTGCAAGCAGTAGTTTTTCACCTCCAGTGTATAATTGATAACTGTCAGTTGCAGCAATGCTCAGTGTTTTTGCTACTGCGTTTGTTGTGCTTAGACTGTCGCCGTTTGGTATTACATGGATGTCAACAGTTAGTGCACCAGCACTTGTGTTGGTTAATTGCATATAAGTGACCGCAGTGTTGTTTGTGCTAGAGTATACTGTTGTGGCACTGTTTGATACGGCAGTTGTTTGTATTGTCATTTGTTTTCCTTAAAATATAATTCCAAAAACAATAGCCTTGCTTTTGCTTACTAGTTCATCAGTTGTTGTATCGTCTACAAAGTAAACGCCTGTTCCGCCACTACCTGCAATACCACCGTGTAAAACTGTGGTGTTTGTTACTGCACCAGGAGCGGCACTGTCTTTGAGTTGTAATCCTGTGCTGATATTTACATTTCCAGTTAGATTTAACTGACTAGTATCTGTAAACGTCATATTTGCACTAGCACCAAATGCACCTGCGTTGTTGAACTGTACTTGTGTATTTGCTCCTGCAACTGATCCTGAAACCGCAGTTCCAATTTCGCTCCACGTACCAGTTTCGCCTGTACTGCCTGTGCTTGTGCTTAATTCCCATTTATTGTCGTTGGTATTATAACGAATGCCAGCAAATGTTGTAGCTGTTTTATGTGTTAATAATCCAGCATTACTTGCATAAGATGAAGTGTTACTCATGTTTACCATAACAAACGGATCTTTTACATCCAGTTGTTCTGTGTTAATATATGTAACGTTACCGTTGACAGTTAGGTTGCCGTCAATCTCTGTGTTACTGGCAATATGCACCATATCTGTCGCATTTATGGTTTCAATATAATAGTCGCCGTCAATTCTTTTCTTTGTGTTCATAGTGGACCTCTAGCAGTATTTACCATCTTAAGAAACTTGTCCATTGTTAATATTTGTACATTTACTAGATTGTTAAACTGTTTTACAAATGCACTTTCTATGCCCTCTACTCTATAAAACTGTCTGTTTGGATAGTCTTCTGTAAGTTTCACAAGTTGATTTATCCAGTTACCAGCATATGTTGGCGGATCAAGTTCTTTTTTATAAAACTGTGTATCAACATAAACATTATTAAACATTCCATTTGTTGTGCCCAAGTCCATGCCAATCAAATAGATGTCACTGTGTCCATCAATACATGCAAGAGCAGCCGCATTAGGTCCGCTGCTGAAACCTTTATATTGGTTACTTAAATCTTTGCCACCTAGATCAACTATAGGTTTGCGTGTGTGAAATCTGTGCTTTTGTGCATAACCACTTTGTTGAATACTATCTGCTATTGGTCTATCTGTTGCAACAAGACAATCTGGAGTAAAGGTCTTACACAACCAATTGCATCCATAGGTAGCACCCAATGGCGATAACTTTGTCAAGTCAACCGACAGTCTACTTTTGCCATTGCCTAAAATAAAAGCTGTACTCATAAAAAAACCCTCACTGTACTTAATACAGTAAGGGCTTGGTTAGTTAAAAAACTATCTATTATCCAAATTCAGGATTCTCAACTTGTACTAAGTCACGTGTTGCTGGAGATGCAGATGAACCTGATCCACCAATCTTCACTGTGTCGTCTAGTATGTTAAAGTAGTTTAACAATACTGGAGCATCTGCAAAAGATATTCCATGTTTGTTGCTTAAACGCTTCAAGCGTACCAATGATGAACCAACATCGCCATATGTCACTGTCATACTTCCTGTTGATAAACCAGAATCAGCTTCGTTTGCTAGTGTACAAATTCCACATTCTGCAACTGTTCCTGATGAACCAGCGGCTGAAGCAGCTTCAACACTAAAAATATGTCCTACTGCTATTGTGCCTTTGCCGGCGCCCATTGATGCCCAGTCAGTGTCACCAACTGCAACAACTCTTACTGTACTACCAACTACTGCGTCTGCAGGGTCAATTGCACTTGCGTCTAATCTTGATACTAAAAACTTTGAAGCACCTTTTTGTCTTAGAATAAAACCTTCGCCTTCAGCAGTAATGCTTCCACCTGTAGGTCTAACTCTTGTTGTTGTAACTGGAAAAGTATTAGAGCTTGTGCTAATGTTACCACCAACTACACCAAAGAATAATTCGCCTGCTGGTGTTCTGTTTGCAACGTCATCACCAGGATTGTTATATCCTGCATCTACTGTTTCAGATATTTTTATTTTTAACGGTCTTCCCATTTGTTTTCTCCTTATAAAGTCCCGTTCTAGCGGGTACGCAGTTTTGTCTGCATAAACACATTATTGTGCAGTAATATTTATGGAGTCAAGTATAGTTTTTTCTATTGTGCCACTGTGAAATAAATGATAGTTATGTGTAACTTTTTCAATGTTTTCCTCTGTGTACATATTTTCTGATAACTGATTGACAACTTGTTCAATACGTTGTATACTACACTTGGTTAGATCGTAAATGTTATCAAAAGTTTCAAACCCAAAGGTTCGAAGCCAGGCATTGGTTCCTGCACTTCCAACAACATGAAAAAATTGTCCACTTGCTATTGGTTTCCATAGTTTTTCGCTTGTAAATTCTATATCAACTGTGCTTTCCGTAACAATATTGCATTCAGTATTAGTATATGCATCATGAGATACAGTATGATCGTTTGAAGCAGTGTTATCATCATCAATCCAGGTTAGAGGAAAATCCACTTTATTTTTCATAGCTTCTTGATAGTACTTTCCAAATTCCTCTTTATTACTATAATAAACATTGTTTCCATTATAAGGGTCTAATGGATAAAATGTAAAGATCATATTTTGAAGTAAACTATTATGTTTTAATAAAGTATACAACAACAATCGATGCGACCTTGGGTTTCGATTTAGACAACTATATCGGTATTGTCTGCCAATCGACAGAGGAGGCAAATGTTGGTTCTTAAATGCAAACAACCAACTTGGGTAAAGGATTTCATTGTGCATACGTGCAGTGAATTCGCTTGACAATAAGAACCCAGATATGCTTTTGCTTTTTGACCATATTTCTATTTTTGTTGATAGTAATCTATCAATTATTGGATCAGCAGAATGATCAAAGATTACTTGCTGGATATATGTGTGTTTGTCTAGTAGAACATTGGTTGTGTGTTGTATCTCATCAAAATTTTTCATACCCATCGATATGAACAAGGTTGTCTTCTCAACCTTTTTTAACAGAGGAACCAATTGTATAGGAAGATCTTGTATTTCATCATTGTAGTACAAGTGTTTCATAAGATTATTTACTCAAAAAAATAGCACCCGAAGGTGCTATTTTGCATAAAGTTTTTGTAGTCTTATGAGAAAGACAAGTTAGTAATAGCAATCTCACCTAAGTAGTCACCAGCGTTACCAAAAGATGACGCAGTGTTTGTTAACTCGATATAACCATATCTAGTCATAAAACTTACTACTGGCTCAAATGATGCCGGATCTAAGACAACACCTGAACTCATCAACGGTACGTAAGGACAGTAGAAAGCTGGAGCGTCAGTTTCTGATGCACCTTTGTATCCTACTAATACTGCTGTTGCATCTGATGCATATGAATCACAGAATATTCTCATTGTACCGTTTAATGTACCTACAAACTTTGTGTTTGTTGGTGCTTCAAAAGTACCTTCTGTTGTTCTAGCAAATGCTGAAGTTGTAGCTGATTGTAAAACTGTTAACGCTGCAGGAGAAACAACTGCATAGTTACCTGCACCACGTCTTGTACGTTGTGCAATTAAGTTAGCTGTTCTGTTTATTAATACTGCTAAAGCGGCATGTTCATCACCAACGAAAGTAGCAGTACCTGATACTGCAGCCTGGTTGTATGTGAATTCAGTTGCGGCTAATGTACGTAGAGATAATAGAATCTCTTGATCAATTTCTGCAGTAATCTCTTGAGCTAATGCTGCCATGATTTCTGCTTCTACATCGATACCGTGCATTGCTTGTGCATCTTGAGCTGCTTCAAAAGTCCAACGTGCTTGTAGCTTACGAGTTTTTGCTTCAACTGTTTGCTTTAAGATTTGAACTGAAATATTACGTCCACCTGATCCTTCAAGTATTGCAGTATTTGCGCCAGCATATCCTGCTTGAGCTGCTTGTACTACACCAGCGGTAACTGTTGTTGCACTTGAGTATGCTTGAGCAATTTTGAATGGTGACAATGCTTCTTCACCAGCAACTGTTGATGTTGCGGCTGCTGAGTTGTCTGTCATTGCGTTAGCATAACGTACTCTTAGTGTATGAATTTGTCCAACTGGACCTGTCATTGGCTGAACACCAACTAATTCGTTAGCAATAACTGTTGGCATAACACGTCGAATAACAGGTAAAATAACTCTGTTTAGTGTTGCAATGTTACCTGAACTTGTTGATCCTGCAGTTGCATTCTCAGCCAAGTGCTTGCGTGTGTTTTCTAAAACAACACCCATTGTAGATCTACGAGTTCCTTGTAAGCCTTCTAGGAGGGCTTCTTTGGTCTCGCTCCATCTGTTTTCTAGTAGTTCTTGTGACATTTCTGTCTCCTTTTTCTTTTAGTTTTAAAGCCCTGCTAGGCGTTTAAGTTCAATAACGTTATTAGCGTCATCATCGTTTTTTATAACCTTTGCAGTTTTGTTACCAGTTTGTTCAGTAAGTGCAGTGGCTTTTTTAGTGCCTTTTGTCTCGCTGATTACTGCTGGCAAATATTTTTCAAAAGCGTTCTTCAATCTAGATGTCTGAACGTTTTCAAGTAGACTAGTCATAACAGATCTCTTCTCGTCGTTAAGAGGAGACAGAAGTTCGTCCAATGTAGCATCACGCTCATTGGCTTCTTTAATGACTTTAATCTGGTGGTTTTTATTCTCAATAAGCGTCTTAGCTTTGTCTTGAATTTTGATAGCTTCGGCTAACTGTTTATCTTTTCTAACAATAGCGGCATTCAATTTACGTACTTCTGCATTTTCATTTAAATGAGTAGCACCAAATTCAGTAGCATATGCTTCAAAGATACGACGACCAAAATTGTTCTCACGAGCAATTTTAATGTCTTCTTTAAGTTGGCCCATTTCAGCCTTAAGATGCGTAGAAACAGTTGAAGACATCTTCTTAGCAGATTCTTTTACAAATTTGCTCTTTAGATTATCAAGTTGAGAACGTGCATTACTAACAAGTTTAACTTTAGTTTCCACTAAGTCTTTCTTGTCTGCAGCAAATTCCTTGATTTCTTCAGCCAATGCACCAACAACAAATGATTCTAATTTCTCAAAACCAGTTTTTGATGATATACGATCCTTGCGTAGTTCACGTAGTTCTTCTGACAGTTTTTGTACCAAAAAGTTGTTAAACTTGTTAGCATTTTCTGTCATTGACTTATTAAACTTTACACGATCGTTTGCAAGTGCTTTTTTCTCTTCACTTATTTGAGAAATTTCAGTTGCAAGGCCTTCTGTAACCATTTTATCTAGGGCGTCTACCATCACAGTCTTATCGTGCTCGTAGCGTTGTGCAAACTCCTCACGAAGTTCAGCACGTACCGTCTCTTTGGCCTCAACCATTTTTGCTTCCCATTGTTCAGCAATAGCGGTACGAGTATCCTCATTGACGAGATCGCTATCTAGTAGTGGTTTAATAGCATCTAACATGCGATTCTCCTAAATTTTTAGGTCTCTGATAAGACGAGAAACTTCGTCTTTCAGGTACTTTTGTATTTTGCCGTCCGTCCCAGACTCACGAGCCATTTCTAAAATGTGATGTCCATGTTTCATGTTCATCAGTCCTTCATAAATTGCTTTTGGATAAGCATT